CTTAATTTATTTTTTTTTTTTTTATTATTTTTATATATTATTTATATATATTTTTTATATTTTTTAATTATAATAAGAAAAAAGCGTAACTACGTAACCTATACTCTAAAACCCTTATAAAATAAAGGTTTGTGAGGTTACGCATTTTTTAAAAAAGCGTAACTTTGCGTAACTTTTTAGTCTAAAAGCGTAACTTTTTGTATAACTCTAACTGTTTTACCCAACATTTTAGTAGGTACAACCTCATAACCAAGAGACTTTAAACGTCTACTAAACTTATTAAGACTAACCGCTTTTAAGTTACTATCGTCGCAATAATCAGTATAAGCCTCATAAACAGTTGATACTGGGTTACCCTCAACGTCTCCATAATCATTTAAGTAAGCCAAGACACTATCGTTATCTAGGTAATATTGTTTAGTAGCCTCTTTGATAGTCTCGCTGTCAGTCATTTCAAGATTATTAGACAAAATACGTTTAACTCCGCTCAACGCTAAGTTAAGTAAATAACTTTTAGCGTTGTCAGTACTAAGTAACTCGTCTAGGTTGTAGATCCTTTTTTTAACTTTATTATCAAAAGGTATAATAACAAGCCTACGACCGATACCGTCGCTCTTATCTTTAAATACTGGTGGCTCATTAGCGGTAAAAATTAAAGTAGCTGTATTCTTAAGTGTTATTGGTTGACTATAAATTGCTCTACAACCTACTGTGTTACCGCTAGCCATAGTTTTTAAGTTTTTACTTTTTTCTAAGTAGATAGCGTCTACGTCGTCGGCTACATTAACTAATTTACCAACTAAACTAGTAAGTGATGTACCGTCGTCAAAATTAGATATATCAATGTGACTAGATAACTCCTCAGTCCATTTGGTTATCATTTCAACAAAGGTACTTTTACCATTGGCTCCGCTACCAGTTAAGAAAAATATTTTGTGAGGAAAACGGTTAATAAGTAAGATGTGTCCTAAGATTTCCTCTATAACTATTCTCATATCACGTCGACCACAGCATATAAAATTGATAAAGTCGTCTACGTTCTTGTCATACGCCGTAGGCTCGTAGGATACATCTAAATAAAATGGTGTAAAGCCACAGTCGTAATTAACTACATTATCCTCAACGATTACGCCATTACGTAATTTAACTAAAAATTTACTCTTATCCTCGACTAACTCAGCATATACATATAATTGAGCCTCTAACTCGGTCATTTGAGCTCTCTTTAGTTTTAGATACTTATTTATTGCTTTGTTTAGTTTAATTTTGTCTTTAGAGTAGTTAAGCCCGTCTCTAAAATATAAGTTAAAATTATATATTTTAATATCTAACGCCTTAACTATAAACTCAGCAAACTCTATCATATTTTTAGGATCGCCACTATATACCTCGCTACTTTCTTCTTTAGATTTCACACTTTCTACAGTAGCCTCTAACTCGTTTTGTTTAAGGTTGTCCTTAAATAAATAAGTGTTAATAAAATTAGCTACCTCGTCTAAACTTAACGGTACTTTACTCTCTTTAACGCATAATAGATGTTTATATAAATTATCGTTACGTCCGTCCCCGTCGGTTAAACCTAAGAGTATATTATTTTTAGACTTAGGTAGAGGGTATAACTCTACTGGTAAATCAGCTAACTTTGATAAGTTTAAACTCTCTATCGGCTCGCTCGTTTCACGACATACACCATTAAGTTTTATAACACCTTGACTGGTTGTACCTGTTTTATAGTCTACCTTAACACCTAACACGGTCATTTGAGCCGTCCAGTTCTTTACTGTAAGCCCATTTGGTACTCGGTAGTATAAATGTACTCCCCTCGTCGTTTTGACCTTAAAAGTGGGGTATTTTGCGTAAATATAGCTAACAACGTTAGATATTATTTTTTGTTCCTCGTCGTTATGAGCGTCAAAGTCGACTATAACTGTTTTAGTATTTAATTTTATACCCGCATTATCTAATTTATCTAAGGAGGTGTACGTTACATCAAAACCCTCAACTGGTTTCTTTTCATTGTCTAGTTTTAAATATTTAAGCATATTTTTTGTCCTCCTTAGTATAAATTTCTATTAACTAGGTCTATATAATAATTTAGGTCTAGTTTTGACTTATCAAAAGTATCTATAGCCTCATTATGTATGATATTATGTTCGCTAGTATTAGCTATTTTTTGGTAACTATCGCCCTTACGCTTATAGATACCCCAGTATTTTTTATCATTAGTAGCAAACACCCTGTTAACTTTTTGTGTTGGTATTAACTCGGTGTTACCCTCGTCTCCATACTCATAGTACATACCATTATAGGTACTACCCATTTTGCAAACGATTTGAAAAGGGGCGAGGTCATTATTTTTGTATGCGTCGATTATTGTATCCGCTACTGGTTTACCGTGGATATAATAATTAACTAAACATCTATCAATAATAGTTAAAGAGTTTTGCATATAATTACCACCCTCAAACTTACTAAAACGTCCTTTAGCCTCTATGTGTCCGTCCTCAAACATAATAGCGTAGTTATTAACATCTCTTTGAGCGATTTTAATAATTTTATCTATATCAAAAGTTAAGTTAAACCTTTTCTCAAAGTCTTTTACTATGTTAACTATCGCCTCATAGTTTTTAGGGTCATATTTAACTACAAGTCCGTCGGTGTTACTTTGGATAAGTTGACAATAATTTTTTAACTCCAGTATTAACTGTGTTAGTATTATTTGTCCGTTAATACATATGTTATTAGCCTGTTTAGGGTCATATAGTAGGTTGTATTCGCTTTTCATAGCTCCAAAAGTAGCATTGATAAGTATTTTATATATTTTTTGTTTAGGGTCTTTGTTAGCTTTTAACTTATAACGCATATCTCTTAAATGTGTAAATAGTTGGGGCTCTTCGCTTTTTCTACTCATATAATTATCAACTATTATTAAACTAGGATAATAACTACTAACGTCTATATGTAGAAAGTATCCACTAGCGTTGTACTTTTCTATTGCTCCGTGTATTCCACCAAAAGCGTATACGTGAGGTACACCGCATACCATAAGTTTTAGTTTTCGGCTTTCAATTTCTTTATAATCGCCACCACATCTATAGTCATACTCACATTTTTTAAAAAAGTCCGTTACCTCTTTAGGTATTAAGTCCCAGTTGATGTTAGGGTCATAATCTATGTGTAGTCTATCGTTTGGGATATCCTTTTTACAGCACTTAAGTACTTTACTAGATAAAATAGCTCTAGTTTTCTTTACCATTGGTACAGGTAATTTAAACTCGTTTACTATTTCAAACTTACTCATAAAGTAGTCTTTACGTTTGTTAAAAAGTAACTCGGTATCCTTAACGTCGTTCTTACAATATTTTATTAACTCCTCTAACTCCTCTTTAGTACAGGGTCTATCTAAATTAAAATCTATTGGTGTTTCTACTATACTCATACCTAAATTAGCTTGGCTAGATTTTAAACCTACACCGAGCGGTAACTCTTGCATAACGTCAAGTGTTATCATATTAAGTTTATAGTTAACACGTTCTCCAGTAACTATTAACTTTTTACTTATCTCGTAAGGGTCTTTACCTAAAAGTACACCAGCGAGTACAACGTCGTCGTAGTGATAATTATTAAAGCCTACTAAGATAGACTTAGACTTACTAAGTCTATCTATATAAGCCTCTAGTTTATTAACGTTATTGTGTATTACTTTGTAGTTTTCGTTTTCTTTAAAAACCATTATCCAGTCATATTTTAATACCTCAATATCGTATGTAATTATCATTTGCTACACCTCCACTAATTTAGCGGTGTTATTGTATAATTAGTAAAGCCACTATTACTTGTTTTTTTAGTAACTCTAGCTTGATTACCAGCGATACCGTTTAATATCTCAGCTAAACTTTCGTATGATGTAAAAGCCTCAACTGGTAATTGGTATCCAAAATCATAAGCCACTTTGTTAATTGCTTTAATACTACGTTCTATCATTTTTTCGGTAAAGAAAAATGGTACAAATATGTGTCTATTTTCTCCCTCAGCCATAATACTAAAATCAAAACTTATCCAAGTATTACCGCTTTTCTCACTAGTTCTAGCTGTTACTTTTTCAAGTAAACAGTCATAATCTCCGTCGGCTACCTCCTCAAAATTATCAACTTTGTCCGTTGCTGGGTCAAAGTTCTCCATAGTTTTTGTTGCAATATTTAATAAATCGTCCATAATTATTTATCCCTCCTATTTAATATTTCCATAAATTTATTATCAATTTCTTTTTGTCTTTTAGTAGTTTTAATTTGGTCTACTAGCATAATGATAGAGTGTACTAATAAAACCAAAATTGTAATTATTGCTAAGATCCAGTATATTATTTGCATTGTTTTTCCCTCCTAGCTCTCAATTTATGTAAGTCCTCTTTTAATTTTGCGTTTTCTTCTTCTAATTTTTCAGTATTGTATTTCATACCTACGATACCTACTATAGTAATAGCCACTATTGTAACTATCATAATAGTACATATAAACTCTAGTACTCCCATTTATTAAACCTCCTCGACTTTATTTATTGGTTTAAGTTCTTTTACAGCTTTAGCCTTAACTGTCCCAGCTTGGGGGTCTTTTGTTATAGCTGGAGCTGTATTTGGAGCAAACACTCCAGTAATATTTTTTAGAATAGCCAAAACCTCTTTATCTTTTACGTCAGCCTCATTGTAATTATCTCTTTTACTGTCGCATAGTTGTAAGTATTTTTGTCCTACCTTACGACATTTAATACTCATATCACAACGTCCCATACACATATTGTAGTATTTTTGCTCTAGGCTTGGACGTTCGATAGTTTGGTTGTTTTCTAGTATTTCTTGTATATGACTTATAAAAATTACGTTATATGGTAACTGGTTTAGACGTATCATTAATTTTTGCCAAGTCATTTTTACATCACGATAACCTTTGCCATAAGGTACCTCGCCCTCGTCGTCAACACCATATTTTTTACACACATAAGTTTGTAACATAGTTTTAATGTCGTCTACTAGGTCAATAATAATTGTTTTAAATTCGTGTTTACCCTCTTCAATTTCATTTAATACTTTCACAAAAGTTTCAAAGTCGTATACCTCAACACTTGGAGTATCAACTTTTTTAGCGTTTCCGTCAGTATTTATAATTACTGGGTTAGGAAATGAGCGAGCTAAGTAAGTTTTACCGCTCATACTTTGACCCCATATAAAGAATACTTTAGGGGTAATATCTTTAGTTTTTGGTTTATTTGCTGGTAGTAACATTATTTATTACCTCCTCTAATTGCTGTTTTTATAATATCCACTTGTTTTAAAGCATAATCTAAAGCGTTTATATTATCTATAAGGTCGTCTTGTAAACACTCACTAACCTTTTTATCGCTTTCGATTTCTTCTCTAGCTGTATTACCTAGTATAAATATTTTTAAATCGACTAACTCACTATTTAATTTGTTTAGTAAGTCTTTTTCTCTTTGTATACAGTCAAACATTATTTAACCTCCTTTACTGTTATCAAAATATAACCTTTTCTATTTGTAGTTTTTTCTACTTTGTATTTTTCATAGATGTTAGGCTCTTCGTCCTTTAATTTCTTAGTATCAACTGTTACTGTAGTACTTGATGTAGGGGCTACTTTAGTTATTTTTACGTTACCTGTATCAAAACTAATAAGTCCTCTATCCTCAAATAACTCGTATAATTGTTCTTTAACCTCTTTGTACTCTTTTTCGATATTCTTATAAGTTGCTAGTGAGTTCTCTAAAATAGTTACTTTATTACTTAAAACTATTAGGTCGTCTCCATAAAATAAACTATTAAACTCCTCCTCAGTCATATCATTATTATTTTTTAACTCATTAACAGCTTTTTTAAATGCTTTAATACGCTCCTCAATTTTAGCCCATAGTTTTGGGTCTCTCTCAATTATATGCTCCTCTAGTCTATTAGGGTCAAACTCAAAGTTAAAGTACTCGTCCCCATTTTCTAAATCGTAGTCCATACCTGTATAAAAGTCACTTGGTCTTTTGTATCCTACAAGTCTACATTTAGGTTGGTTAAAAGTCTCCATATAAAACTGACATTGAGCTGTATAGTATTCTACGTCCAACTCTTCGCCAAAAGTTTTGACCTCTAATATTGGTATATCGGCGTCTCTATCGATACCGTCAGTATTTCCTCTATATCCACGCTCACTATCAATAGTAGTATCCTCCAAGTAGTTTACTTGATATTTTGAGTTTATATAATCTCTAATAATTGGCTCCATAATTTGCCCGTATTTAGTAAATTGATTACCATTAAAAGGGTTAGGTACTATACCGGCTTTTTGTTTAGCAAACTCAAATATAGATACACCATATTTAGCGTTTAGACCTAGTATACTAGGTAGGTCACTACCACCAACGTATTTATGGCGATCTATAGTTACATTTGGGTTACTCATTATTTAACCTCCTTACTGTCTAGTACATTTCTAAAAGCGTTAAAAGTATCCTCGTCAACTTTTAAAGTTTTTAATATATTATCTAAAGACCCAGCTAAATTTATAATTAAGGCTAAGCGTTCGCCGTTGACAGTAACTTCCGTCTTACCATTTTCGTTGCCTTTGATAATTATTTCACTCGGTTTATTTATGTTTTCTCTTATCATTTTACTTACTTTTTCTTGTTTTTTATCAAAATCCTCACTAATTAACTCCACTAGTTTTTCTTTTAACTCTTCTAACATATTGTTTAACTCTTTATTCATTTTATAATTTCTCCTTTTCCCATATTTTAAAATTAAAATCTTGTTTATTATCTAAAGATCTATAGATGTCAACCTCAATAGTATCCTCAGTAATAAACTTATAAGCGGTTGTTTTTCTAGTTTGTCCGTTTCGGTAACATCTACCATATGACTGGTACCACTCGGTATAGCTTTCGGTTGGGCTAAAATAAACTATTAAGTTAGCATACGTAAACTCTACCGCCTCACTACCACTTTTATAATTTGCAAGTGTTACAGTATTTTTAATTTTGTCCCACTCGTCTTTTTTAGGATAATTTTTGTCTTTACCATTACATATATAAACGGTCTTATCGTTTAGTACCTCTTTAAGACGTTCCAACTCCTCGTCATAGTTGTAAAAAATAATAATATTATCGGTTGTATTTTCTACAAACTCTTTTACATACTCAGTCTTTTTATCCAAGTTGGTATATAGACGTAAGCCGTGTCTTAATTTCATTTGATTATCGTATAAGGTAGTATCATATATCCTATCTTTTTTAATTACTTTGTATATTACACTTGGTTTAAAATGTATCTCCTCAAATACTAAAGGTGGTAAATCAGTAGCTTGGTCTTTACTAAGTCTCCTACTTATAGATTTCCACATATTAGTTAATTTTGTCTCGTTTCTCCAACCTATAATCTCCATATAACCGTAGTCCATAGATGTTATAGCATTATTTCTTATAAACTGTGTCTTATTTTTAGTAAGACCAAACATTTTAAAGTAGTTAATACTATCCTCCCAGCCGTTAGGTATTGGAGTAGCACTAAGTAAAATAAAACCGCTACATATTTTAGTTAGATTATAACCAGCTTTACCCCATACTCCAGTAGAGTTTTTTAGTCGGTGTGCCTCGTCAAATATAACGAAATAATCAGCATAATTTTTATAGTTTTTACTTAGCATATTATAAGTACACGTCTCGTAGTTAATATGCGGGTAGTGTTCGGCGATAGTTCGTTGCCAGCCACCCTCGTTTACTTTAGACGCTGGAGCTACTATAACTAATTTTTTATCTTTAAAATATTTTTGGTGGTGTTCTAGTCCCATTATAGTTTTACCAGTACCCGTATCCATATCGTAGACCCAATTAGGTTTAACGTGGTTAAAATACTCTTTTTGGTAGTTATATAACTGTATCAATAACTTTAGCCACGTCCTCAACATTCCTAGCTACAAAACTTATACCTCCAGCGTCTTTTATTTGCTGTAGGTTAATATCTTGTAGTGGGCTTGTTTTACCTTTTTCGTTTTTAACCTCTATACCTATAAATCTACCTTTGTAACAGGCTAAGATGTCCGGTACACCTACTTGACTAAATTGATTACCAAAATATTTTACGTAATAGGCTCCTTTAGATTTTAAGTAATTTTTAATTTTATTCTCTATGTTTTTTTCTCTCATTTTTTGACACTCTCAAAATTTTATGATATACTTAGTGTATATAAAACATACTAATTTATTTAAGATGTCGGCTGTCTTTAGCACTATCAGTTGACATCTTTTTTATTTGTTCCTTAAAATCGTCAATTACGTAAAACATTACGCCTACTACTAAACAAAATGAGATAAAACCAAACCAAGACCAACCATATACAGCACCACTTATGTAACTATATATAGTTAGCATAAATATATCGTGTACTATCATACCTATACATAATAATAAAATAATCATTTTAAAAACATTTAACCATTTAATTTTTTTCATACTTTTTATCCTTTCGTGTCAGTCGTCCTATTTTCTCCTCGGTACACTAAAGTATTTTACTATAGCGTGCACCTCGGCTTTTTTCTCTTTACCAAAGTCGGTACTAGGAAAATCAGCTCTATTATATAGATCCTGTACTGTTTTCTCACTCCAACCTGTTATTTTGGTAAACTCTTTGATACTAATAAATTGGATAAGGTTAGCTTTTTCTTTAACCTCGTTTAAGCTGGCGACTAACTCTTTTATTTTTTCTAGCTCCACGTCTATATTAGTATCTAGTGCGATATTAACTCCGCATTTTAACACCTCCTCTTTTAAGGTTTGCCGTTTAAATCGGTATTGTTAAGCAAAAAATTTATACTCTCGTACTTAATAGAGTATACATCTAAAATACGTTCTAATTGAGGTATAGTTGGGTATGTTTCCCCACGTTCCCAGTTACTCAACGTATCTTTACTAACACCTATCTTTATACTAGCCTCTTCGAGCGACCAGTCTTTGTTAACCCTTAAGGCTCTAAGTGTTATTCGTTCCATTATTTCTACCCTCCTCTCGTTTACAATAAAAATATATCACGACTTAATCGGTATTGTCAATATGTTTTTATAATTTTTTTCGTTTTTTTCGTAAAATTTTACAAAAATTTATAAAAATACTTGCTTTAATCGGTAATATATTGTATAATGTATATAGTAAAAATAGGGGGTATTTTTATGATAAGTACTAATAAAGCGTATCAAGAGCTTGTAAATATATTGTCTAAGTACGATTTGGATAGTGATACAACTAAAAAATTGTCGCAAGCACTCAAAGAGTTAAAAAATGACGACATAAAAACCATACACCACGTATCTAAAATTATTGTTAATAAAAGCGACTGGACGAGCGAGGATATTTATAGGTATTTACGTGATATGATAGAAAGTGAAAAAAGTAAGCGTGTGTTTTCTAAAAATTTTCAACACTACGCCAAACTACGAGGTAAAAATGTTACTGACATATCTAACGACTTACTTTTATCTTATTCGACTGTTAACGACTGGTTTAACGGTAAAGCATATCCTAGAGCCGGTAGAATAGAAACACTAGCAAAATATCTTAATATAAATACAAGTGATCTAACCGAGGAGCAAACAGGTACAAAAGTACCAGTACTCGGTAATATTCCCGCTGGGATACCAAACGAGGCTATAGAATATATAGAAGAGTGGGAAGAAATACCGACCAGTTGGGCTAATAGTGATAAGTCTTATTTTGCGTTAAAAATACACGGTACAAGTATGACACCAACTTATCAAGACGGAGACACAGTTATATTTGAGCGTACGAGTGAGTGTCCTAGTCGGTAAAAATTGTGCTGTTATGATAGACAATAGCGAGGTTACTTTTAAAAAGCTATTAAGAAACGAGGCGGGTATTATTTTACAGCCACTTAACGAGAAAGACTTTGAGCCAATATTTTTTAGTAAGAAACAAGTTATAGATAAGGATATAAAAATAATCGGCGTACCTAAAGAAATAAGGAGACCCGCCGAGTAAAATACTTATTAAAATAAAAAAGCGGTTAAAGTGTTTAAGTTTTGGACGACTGACACTTTAACCTATCAACAAAACACTTGCGTATTTTGTATGGTTACATTATATATTAGTTACCTACAATTTGCAAGAGTTTTGGTATAAAAATTTTTAAAAATTGGAGGTAATTTTATGAGTAAAAAAAGAATAAGAGGAAACGGCGAGGGTACTATTTTACAACGTACACTTAGAGGTAAAAAAGTATGGGTTGCTGAGTACACCTTAGGATACACTAGCGAGCGGTAAAAGAAAATACAAAACGTTTTATGGTAAAACTAGGCGAGAGGTAAAAGAAAAACTTGAAAAACTTATCTCTCAATTAAAAACGGATACTTACGTGGATAAATCTACTATAAGTATGTTTCAAATAGGTAAAAAGTATCTTGACGAGATACATAATTTTAATCGTATAACTGATAACTCTTATAATAGGAGACTAGCTACATTAAAGTTAATAAATAGACATTATATCGCAAGCAAAGAGATCCAAAAAATCACGGGAGACGATATTAAAAACTTTTTAGTATATTTAACTCAATACGCTAATAGTACGATAGGTAAAGCGTATGGTTTGTCTAACACTATTTTTAAAATAGCCATAAAAAAGAATATTATAAAATATAATTTTTTTGACGATACATTTGAATATCCAAAGCCAAAGTCTAGCAAACCAACTAAAATAATAAGAGCTTTTACAATTGAGGAGCAAAAAGAGTTTTTGGACGTTATTTTCAACAAAGAAAAACGAGTTTTATATAAGGTACAATTTATATTGTCTATGTATTGCGGTATGCGTATGGGCGAAATAAACGCATTGTACTTAAGTGATATTGATTTTAATACTAACTCTATAAATATAACTCGTACATTAACTAAAGATATTAACGATTATACTATTATGGGAGATACGACAAAAACGTATTCAAGTACACGTATTATATATTTTAGTGAGGAAGTAAAGACTATATTAAGTGATTATATTAACACACATTTTATAACAACCGACTTTAAAATTAAAGAGACTTTATTGTTTCCCAATAATAAAAATAATAAAAAATATATTAGTACAGCTCAAGTAAATAGTGCGTTTAAACGATTATGTCAAAAATATAATATTTCTAAAGGTTGGGACGTTAACCAGCATATGTTACGTCATACTTTCGCTACTAGATGTATTGAGGCTGGTACTCCAGCTAAAGTATTACAAAAAATCTTAGGACACGCCGATATAAAAACAACATTAGATGTTTATTGTGATGTATTTAACGCATATGAGAAAAAACACCGTGATAACACCTTTGAATACTTAAAAAATAACAATTTAACTATTTCAAGCGTACAGTAGTAAGTACAGTAGCCCCGCTACATTTTAAAAATATCCGTGTACGTTTGAAAATTTATAAAATCGTTAAAAGCGTTGATAATACGCATTTACAAAAGTTTAAGGAGTTCGAGTAAAATTACTCAAACTCCTTATTTTTGGCTGGGGTAGTAAGATACTAAATCTTGAAACCCCTTATATTTTAGGACTTTTTTAACTCCGTACAGTAGTAGTACAGTAGTAATTTGATTTTATAGTATTTTTATTATATAATGACCCGTAAGTTAGGAGGGATATAATGATAAAGGACGACTTTAATTACTTTATGGGCGAGCGTATTGAGGGTTGTATTAGAGATCTAAAAAAGACTAATAAAAAATATATGGAGGAAAAAGAAAAATATAGCAAACTATACGAAAAATTATCTAGTACACTCAATAAAACTAAATCAAACGAGTTAGATGTTTTACTAGAGCAATTATTTTATACTATAGGTTTCGAGCGTGAGGCTATTTACTTAACCGGTATCCAAGATGTTAACAACATTATGAGTTATAAATTAAAAGATATACACTAAAAAAAGACGAGGTATAAAACCTCGTCTATTCTTTTTTCATTTTTCCATTTTTAAGTAAAGAAAGTAATAAAATATTTTGTTTTGCTGTGCCGACATATAATTTTACGCCATTAGCCTTAGCTATAGCTCGTCTATGTTTAAATGAGCTATCTATACCTAAACTAGCTAGAGCGTCCACTAAGCTCTTTGAGTTACCTTTATATTTAGGATAATATTTATCACTTGGTTTAGGTGTAGGTGTGTCGGTATAGTCTATAAATTTTAATTTTCCGTGATTAGTCCACGTTCTAGTTTTATATCCTTTTTTAGTTCCAATATTTCCAACGGCTGTTATTTGTACTCCGTCCTCCCATATTGGCGTACACTCAACAGCTAAACCGTTACCAATATAAATACCAACGTGTCCTGTCATATGTACTATCTCGCCTACTTGGATATTTTTAAAATTTTTGGATACTCCAGTACAATAGTTCATAATCTCGTTACTACCTACGTCCGGTACACCATTGGAGCAATATTTAGCACCACCATATGTAGCGTTTTTATTTCCGTTCCAACCCCATAAAATACCTTTTATTAAACATACACAGTCAAAGCCGAAAGTGTCAGCACTAGCTTTGTTTATTTTTCTAGTCCTAACAGCTTGTTTGTTGTATGCGTTATTTTTAGTATATCTCTTTTTATTAGTATCCGTCATTGGAGCACCAAAGCACCCTAAGACATATAATGTTTTATATTTAGTAGCCGTTTCTTTGGCTCTTTTTACAAACTCCGTATTTTTCATTATTTTACGTCCTCCTCTTTTTCAGTATATACCTCGGCTGTGTCTCCTACAGCCTCTATAAAGTCCTCGTCAGTAAACATATTAACACCTCCTAAAAACGACGCCCTAAAATCGATTTTAAGGCGTTTTAAATTTTAATTGATATATTTACTTTGGGTTATTTTCTTTTTTTAATTGCTCGAAAGCGTCTATAAGTTTTTTTGGTAAAGGTAGTCCCATACCTCCCCAGTTTTCTAAAATGCTTATACCCTCATTAGCAACAAAAAAGTAAATAACTAAAGTACGTATCGCTCCTGTATTTCCAGTTATTCTATCTAATAGTGTTGATACAGCAACGATTATAAAATATCCTACTTTCTTAATTATTCCTTTAAGACCAATAATACTATTGACCTTTTTATTATAAATAGCCTCACATAGCCCTGTTATATAATCTAGTACGACTACTATAATTAAAATTTGTAAGGCTATGTCCCAGCCACCTAAAAAGTACACTAGTCCAGTCGCTAGTGCACCAGTTATAAAGTTTATAACACTTTTCAATTTTTCAACCTCCTTTTTTACGCTGTCCTTTTCCATACATATACGGCTAAGTATGGTGGTAAAATTGACTGTGCTGTACTTAGAGCGTCACCTGTATTATTTGGTGTTGTTTCTCCAGTTGTACCAACTACTCTAGTACCACCATATAACGTACCACTCGCTGTACTTTCAGTAAATGATATTTTTTCTTGGTAATTGTAAGCCGGCTTTTGTGTTTTGTCGTAATAATACTTAACGTATCCATTTTCAAAGTTAAGTGACGCCTCTAAATTTCCTCTACCGTGGCTATGTTTTGCTGAGGTATGACTGTGCTGTAAATTTATAGTAGCGTTACCACCAGTAGAGCCACTACTATAGGTATCTCCGCAAGATAATATAAATTTGTCTTTTATTTGTTCCCACGTACCACCGAAAAGCGTACTAGGGTTAGTATTATTCACAGTCATATAAATAGATCCTACAGGATACACACTATCTAAAGTAGCGACCTCTTTGTCGTCTATATAACACTTTTTATTTGTGCTAATAAAAAATATAAATTTACCCTCGTCTACATTTAATGTAGCGACAGTCGTATCTATATTATCTATAACTCTTATTTCAAACTCAAACGATTTGTGATTATCTAGTGATAATACCACCTCACTACAACTATAGTTACCATTGTCTAAAGTTGGGTTTAGGTTATTCCAATTACCCCAAGTCCCGTTAGTTTCTCGGTATCTATATTGTAAATTGGTTAGTGTATTTTTATTCATATTATTTATTGTTAATAATGAGTATTTACCATTTACGTTTAATCGTGTAGTGTTTTCATAATTATTATCTCTTACTATAGTAGCGTGGATAACTGGTTTATTATAATCATATAACATTGACTGTTTCATAACACCCGTCCAATTATTACGACTATCATATGCTTTAGTTATTATATTAACTTGGTCGCCGTTAAGTAAAGTACCTAACGATACGGATATGTCGCTACTACTATATGGTATACTTGTATTTTTATCATTAACGGTTACTACATATTGATTAGGTGTAGCTCCTTTTGTAGTTACCATTTTATCCGCACTAGGTATTGATACAACTAAATTTGAGTATCCTTTAACAAAGGCGTGATTATTTCCAGTAATAGCCACGATATCATTATTACTATCATAGTAGTCAAAATCTAAAAATGTAGGGTAAGCGTCTACAATAGTCATTGTTCTAGCTACTCTTGAAAAATAATAATTATTACCTATTATAGTCCTTACATAAAAGTATACTGTTAAAGTATTACTATTTGGTGTAGCGTTTCTTAGTGTATTTCTCTCTTGTTCGGTTAAGTTAAAAACATAGCTAGTACCAGTTTTAGGTATATCTCTATATGGTACGTCGTCATTACTACCTGTTAAAGATATACACGCCGATAAGCTAGTAACTGAGTTTCCAGCGGGGTTACTATAATATACACTAGGGTTTTGTGTATCGTCGAAGTTATCCGCATTGGTAACATTGGCTTGTCTTGGTATATTAGTTAAAGCTGTAGTAGATGTACTTACGTTACCGCTTGCTGGAGCGTACGCCGAGGTAGTAGAGCCTTTTGTAAATACGGCTTTAGCATAACCTTTTAAGGTTCCGTCGCTTTTGTGAGTAACATTTATTGACCCGCTCGCCGTTTTAGTATCACTCGTGCTACTTAGACCAGCAAAACTTATTGATTTGACTTTTGTACCGTTACTATAGTTATTGTTATCGTACCACCATATCTCGAGTGTTGAGTTATAACTAGTACTCCAATAATAACCCGTGGCCGATAATTTAGCCGTAACAGTTACATTTGATGTATTGTTAGCGGTATTTGTAGAGTTTTCTTTAAAACTAGCGTTTAAAGTATAATCGTGATTATTACTAGATGTTAATGTCTTACTTTTACTTGAGCTTATAGCCATAATCTACACCTCCTAACTTGACGCAACAAACCCCCAACCTATTAAGTTACCCTCGGTAACAGGTACTATTTTAATAGGGGTCATTGTTATACCTTTTTTTATTTTTAATTTTTCCACCTCAGTAGTGTCTTTATTGATAGTAAATACTTTTGTTATAGTTCCGTTGATGTTAGAATATCCAGCAAACTCTAGCGGAGACATAACTGTATAATCGCCTAAATAAACACTTGATTTTACCATAACTCCGTCTACATTTATATTTACTTGAGTATTCATTATCTCGCCACTCGCTTGCGTCCATTGTGTTTTATATTTACCTAGAGCAAACATATTGTCAGTAAACGTTGCGTTACTATCAGCACTACCGTAAAACTCGATTATATAGTAGTTATCCATTGGTAATAGTTCTTTTATTTCGTACTCGTCCCAAAACGCACTCTCGCCACTTGCTAAGTCTATCCTATACTCTTCTAGTGAGTTATATATTCTAACATAGCAAGTACCAGTTGCACTTTTCTTTATTTTAGTACTAAATGAGTAATAAGTTTTTTCCTCTTCGGTCATACCACTATTATTAGCCTTAACATTTACTCTTTGGGATACTGTTTTATTTAATAATGTAAAGACGTTTCCACTTATACCGCCGTTAGCCATAGCCTCAGCACTAGAGCTTATACTAAGAGTACCGCTACCTGTAACAGTCCAATTTGTAGGTGTTCCTGTACTTTCGTCTAAAGCAAACATAACGGAATTTTTAAGAATATTATCCCCTCCGCTCTTTTGTACCGAGTTTATGATGTTATTTATATCTTGGTGGATCTCGGTAAAATTTTCGTGTACTATTCCGTCCTCTTCGTACATATCATAAACTAAATCTTGTATGTACTGTTCTTGTTTATTAACTACTATCTCGGTATTTTTTAATCTTTTATCTATTTTAGTAGCATATTGATATTGAGTTTGAGTTTTATTTTCAGCTTTAGTTTTAAGAGTTTCTTTAATACCTCCGTCAATAGTGACCGCAAAATTAAACAAAGTACCGTTAAAACTTTGGTTTAAATCGTTTATGATGTTAAAACTATCAGCTATCTCATACCAACCTAAGCCCTCGGTAGTTATTTCAAACGGATAAAAGTTAATACCAACCATAGCGTCATAGATAAAGTCTATAGCACTCTCTCTATCTTTATCTATTATTTCGTTGTTTTCTATTTTCCACTCAGTTAAGCCGTTATCCTCTATACTACTTTCGTCTTGTTTAATAACGTCCTCGCCTACCATAGGGCTACGAGATAAAACTATGCTGTTTATTTCTCCGTACTTTGGCTCAAGTTTCCATTTAAACATATTGTCGTATGTTAACTCCTCGCCAGTATCCGTAATTGGTCTAAAATATATTTTATCGTCATTTGAAATAATAGCCGTACTACCTGTAGCTTGAGCGATTTGTTGTATGATGTCACGATAAGTAATACCGTTTATATTTTCCCATAATTCCTGTGCTATCTCCCAATTATTTAGTATTGGTAGGCTTTGATTACCTAAAACCAAACCACACTCCCTACAAAGTAATTGTGTATAATCAAATAGTGATACTGGGTAGTCTATATCTAGTATCTCGTATGATTTCATAGTATTTATCATTTTGTCGTATCCTACTATAGTAGTTGTCTCACTATCTTTTACTTGGGTAATTTCAGTTATTAAAAAACTACCGTAGTCTAGGTACTCAAAGGTACCGCCAGCAAGTTTTACACCAAAACTGGCGTGTACCCATTTACCTAGTAAATCGTGGCTACCCAAAATTTTAGCCTCTAATTTTCTCATAGTAGTTTTACATAGTCCACTCTCAGCACTTATTTTAAATTGTATAAGCTCGCCGTCGTCCTCGATTAGTATATCGTCTCCAGTTAAACGAGCTCTTATTTCTTTTACAGGTTGTTTCATAGCCTGTTTAAAATCATTACTTACAGCTATCACAGTTAATACCTCCTTTTTGAGACAGGTACCAAACTAACGTCGAAAGGTTGATACAAACCACGTGACTTACTTAGCATATCTACGTCGTAGTCACTAGCATAGTATTGAGTACTTACTGTAGCTTGTATTCTTACGTCAAACCACGTAACAGTAAAGTAGTCTTGGTCTAAAAGTTGAGTTAATTGCGATATCTCGGCTTGAGTACATATACCTACTTTCATAGTAATTTTTGGGAAAATACCTACGAGTTGAGCCCTAACATCTCCACTCATATTACGGTCGGCATTTTTCCAAAGTTTAGCACGACCTATCTTATAGTTAACTATGTTTGGTACAGTTGTACCGTTTATCTTAACTAAATCTCCCGTGTAAATCATATGTTAAACACCTCCCCGTTATTTTCAAAAGATTTTTGGTTAATACCCTCTACTATTTTATCTAGCATAGTGTCCTCGCCTATTTTGACTACTAATTGTATTGGTTGA